AAAGTTAGACTCGATTACGAAATTAATAATGAACCATTTAGTTCGTCAGATTTTATAATTATTAACATATAATATGGCTAAAAAGATATCATACGCAACGAGAGATTTTGCGGGATTAAGACAGGAATTAGTTAATCTAACAAAAGAATACTATCCCGATTTAGTAAAGAATACTAATGACGCATCGATTTATTCTGTACTATTGGATTTAAACGCGGCGGTTACCGATAACTTACATTATCATATTGATAGAGTTTGGCAAGAAACAATGTTGGATTTTGCTCAACAAAGACAATCTCTTTTCCATATTGCTAAAACATATGGTATTAGATTACCCGGTACAAGACCTTCAGTTGCACTATGTGATTTTAGTATTAATGTACCCGTTAGAGGTGATAAAGAAGATGAACGTTATTTAGGAACAATCAAAGCAGGTGCACAAGTTAGTGGTGGTGGACAATCATTTGAAACAATTGAAGACATTGATTTTGCTAACCCTTTCAATAGTAAAGGTGAACCCAATAGATTAAAGATTCCTAATTTCGATGGGAACAATCGTTTGATATCATATACCATTACCAAAAGAGAAGCGGTGGTAAACGGTGTAACAAGAATCTTTAGAAAAGTTATTACTGAACTTGACCAAAAACCATTCTTAAAACTTTATTTACCTGAACAAAATGTTTTAGGTATTACTTCGGTTATCCATAAAGATGGTACATCATTTGCGGGTAACCCAACAAACTCTGAATTCTTGGACCCAACAAATAAATGGTATGAAGTTAAATCATTAATTCAAGATAAAGTATTTGTTCAGGACCCAACTAACGCATCCGATAAGGATAATTTTAGGGCGGGAAAATATATTTCAGTTGCCAATAAATTCATCACAGAATATACACCTGAAGGTTATTTCTCAGTAACATTTGGTAGTGGTAATGTGGACCCAATGGATAATCTTGACGATTACATGAATGGTTCACTAAAAGTAAACTTAGGGACCTATTTAAATAACATGTCATTAGGTGCATTACCTAAGGTGGGTACAACTGTATTCATCAAATATCGTATTGGTGGTGGTAAGGACAGTAATTTAGGTGTGAATGTCGTTACAAGTATTGATGACGTTGATTTCGTATTAAACGGTCCTAACTCATCAATTAATTCACAAGTAAATCAATCATTGATTGTTACCAACATAACACCGGCAATCGGTGGAGCGGACCAACCATCAATCGATGAAATAAGAAACATGATTGCTTACAATTTCGCAGCACAAAACAGAGCGGTGACATTGAACGATTATAAATCATTGATTGAGACGATGCCGTCAACATATGGTGCGCCGGCTAAGGTTAATGTGATGGAGGAAGATAACAAGGTAAAAATCAAATTGTTATCATATGACGAAAATGGTAATCTTTCAGATACCGTGTCGACAACCCTAAAAAATAATATCCTTAACTACTTGTCCGAATATCGTATGATTAACGATTATGTGGATATTGAAAGTGGACAAGTAATTGATATGGGACTTGAGATTGATTTGGTTATTGATAAAAACGGTAATCAAACTGAAATCATTAAAACCTCTATTGAAGACATTGTTGAATATTTTGCGATTGAAAAAAGAAAGATGGGAGACCCACTTCTTGTTGGTGATTTAAATAGATTAATCGGACAAGTAAATGGGGTCGTGAACGTTGTTGATGTACGAGTTTTCAACTTAACCGGTGGTGAGTATTCAAGTGCCGAAGTTGCACAATCTTATTCTGACCCTGCAACTAAGGAAATCTTACAATCTGACATGACGGTATACATGAAATCTAATCAGATTTTCCAAATACGATTCCCGAATAAAGATATCAAAATAAGAGTCAAAACTCTCGGTTCGACTACATTCTAATTTTTATTTTCTGTATTTTTTAAGAAAATAAATAGATTTCTATTTATATAGGTAAGGTATGCAGAAACACAGAATAAGTACAAATATTGGTAGGGACCAAAAAGTCACAGTCGAGTTAAAACAGGATTATGACTTATTGGAAATTTTATCATTAAAATTCACCCAAACGGATGTTTATACATCAATGTGCTCCGATTATGGGGTAGTTGTCGGTAGAATTTCTGTTAACAACGGATTTGGAGTACCAAATGCAAGAATTTCAATATTTGTTCCTTTAACTGAAACTGATAGTGAAGACCCTATTGTTTCTCAATTATATCCATTTACATCGGTAACCGATAAAAATGACACAGGACACAGATATAATCTCTTACCTTCAAGAAAACAACACGGAGGACATGCTCCGACAGGTACATTTCCTGACCAAAAAGACGTTTTAACTCGAGAAGAGATTCTTGAGGTTTACGAAAAATATTACAAGTACACCGCAAAAACAAATGATGCGGGTGATTTCATGATTTGGGGAGTACCGCTCGGCACCCAAACAATTCATGTTGATGTTGACCTTTCCGATATTGGTTGTTTTTCATTAAGACCTGACGATTTTATTCGTCAAGGTATGGGTGTCGACCAATTCAAAAACGAATACACTTTTAAAACATCAGAAGACCTCGACGCATTACCACAAATTGTTTCATTCAATCAAACTATAGAAGTTTACCCATTTTGGGGTAATGAAGATTTATGTGAGATTGGAATCACAAGAACTGACTTTGATTTGTCAAGTAAAGGGGTAAGGATTGAACCTAAGGCATATGTTATTGGTGGAACATTCACCGACACTGGTAAAAGTTCGGTAAACAAGAACTGTACACCAAGAAGAAAAATGGGTCGTAAATGTGACCTTGTTACTAAAACAGGTAAGGTAGAAGCAATACGATTCTCAAGTAGAAAAGACGAAGAATATAGACCAATTCTTGAACAAGTAGAACTTAATGAGGATATTGACGAGGATGGTTCATTCATTGTTCCTGTAACAATGAATATGGATTATTTATACACCAACGAGTTTGGTGAAAATGAATACACCAATGACCCAAATAAGGGTATTCCAACTTCAGCATGTTATAGATTTAGATTTAGTTTATCTGATGAAGGATTGGAAAGAGTACGTGCAAATGCCGATTATTTAGTCCCTAATATCAGAGAATATTCAAATAATGTAGACGCATCATACGCGTTCTCAACAAACTATGATGATTATCCTTCACATGCGGTTGAGAATTATATTTTGAGTAACACTGATGGGTTTTATTATCCCGAAGATTATTTCTATAGATTAAATTATAACAAAGTTTACACGGTATCATCTTTCCAAGGTTCATATTTTAAAGGGGATTCATTTACAAAAGATAGATTCTTAGGTTTAAAAGAATTGGTACCTTCAGAAGAAGAAGATTGTGCGGGAAGTTCATTAACTCCACCCGTTAATTTTGGATTTAAAAATTATACATTCCAATTATTAATCGCGGATGTTTTATTATTATTTGAACACTTAATTAATCTATTCACATTTTTCTTAACAAATGTGGTTGCGTATTTTCTACATAGTTTGGCGGATGCTGTGGATTTCTGGCCAATTAGAAGATTGGCAAGAACAATCAGAAAAGGGGCATATAGATTCCAAGATGCGACTCAAAGAAAATTATACTTAATAAACTATCCTGAATGTGAAGAATGTAATGGTGATAGTGAATTTGGTACTTCACAGGGTGAGGTAAGTGAACTTGATTATTGTGAAGTTGGTACTATTGACATTACTGGTAGTAGTGATGAAGGAAATAGAAATTTAATTGTAGGTAGTGATGTTTATTATAGTACTAACCCATATACCGGAGGTACATGTAGTGGTGCAACATTAATATGGAATACTGACCAATGTACAAGTGCTCAAGATTTTGTTAATAATCAGGCGAACTATGTTTTAACACACACAACATCGGGTGGAACTACCACAATTGTTCCTCTGACCCCAATAACAAGTTCAGGGGATACTGGATTTAGTATCGTTGTTGATTATGACACTACCGACCCATTAAACCCAATCTGTACGGGATACACATTAACATTCCAAGACCCTGAAGGTTTATTTAGTGATTCACAAGTATATGATTGTGAAATTAGAGACGTAAACGAAGTTGAAAATCCATTATCAGTCACGACTCAATTAGAGGAAGGATGTGAATTATATGATATACCATACAATGAAAATATAGTTGAGACGTATTATATAGGAACAGGTAGAACCCCATCCTCAACGTACACCGCGGGAATGGATGTTACTGCAACCAGATTATCAAACAATAATGAATACGGATTACCAACATCTTATGCTGGTGACACATATTCACCAAATACTCCGGCAGACACTGGAGGTAGGGCTTATAGTGAATTCAGTAACGGAGTATTCTATTTTCTTCCTGGCTCACAAAGTGTTGGTAGAATATTCTCAATACTAAAAGAATATAGAAGAAGAAAAAGAGTAGGAACAATGTTCTGTGGAGGAATTGTAAACTACGGTTATATCGATAATTGGTTAAGTGGTTCATTATATTTTTTCCAATTCAAGGCAAAGGTTAGATGGGATGATGAAGAAGCTCTCGATTTAAATTATGCTCGAACAAATTATTGTGAAGACTTACTTTATTATAAAGTCAAAGAAACAACTAGTGGGGATGAGGTGAAACGTTTCTATTATCGTTCAACTAAATCATCTGCATTCGGTGTATTCCAAGGCGAAACATACTCAACAAATCAAAAAAGATTAGGGCACCCAACAACAATGGTTGATTTAGGTCCGAGAGATGAATTTATTAAAGAAATATGTACAGACCCCGCACTTGACCCTAATTGTTCAGTTGTAAGGTCAATTGGTCCATCATCATTCCAAAGTTTTGGGGAATTACTTGGGTTAGTTATTAACTATAGAATGGATACCGAGGCAGACGAAAACTTTAGTTTGAATGAATTTTTTGACAACGATGGATTCCAACAATCAGGATTTGGTAGAAAAGTTTTAGACGGAGACATACTTCAATTAATATCAATTAATAATGAAGTTGGTATTGAAGAATTTAATTTACAGAGTCCAAAATATTTGGGTTACTCTTATCAAATTCTTGACCCCGAAACATATCCTACGGTTTTTAAAAGTGGGACAACAGTATGGGGACCGACACCAATTACCATGGAATTTGATAACGATGGTCAAAGAGTCCGTGCATGTTTAAATGAACCGGGTAGATTAACTGAAGCTTCCCAAGAAGTTCCTTTCTTTTTATGGGATAAAGGAGGTCCGGGATTTGGTCCATATAACGATGCAACAAAGGACGACCAATCTTGGGATTATACATTGATTGAAAGTCAACCATTACAAGGAATGACTTATGGTTATACATTAACAGGTGGTACAAATGACCCATCTGACCCTTATTTATTGTTACCGATGACATACACTTTTAGTGGCTTATCAATCAGTGGTTTAAATGTAACAAACGCAGTTGAATTTGATGTTGTTGAAGATTCTGTAACAGATAATCACACGTCATATGATACTCAATATCCTGGCTTTACGTATTTGTGGGTAACCGGTGGAACTGTAACAACCCCAACGTCGGGTATACTGTATACAAGATACGGTACCGCGGGTACGTGGCATTCATTGACTTGGGATAGTACAATGGATTTTATAATAAGAAAAACACAAGATTACTATTCGGGTAATAAACAAATATTATCGACCCCATTCCAATTCTATTTTGGATTAAGACCGGGTAACACAGGTGTTGATAAATTCATAAAACGTTTTGGTCCTTTAGGGGCGTTCCCACCAGCTGAATAATGGAAAAGAAAAGACTCATATTACCATCTAAAAAATTCTTCGGAGCAATTGATGAAGATTTAAATCTAAAAATAAATTTAGATGAATCTAAAAATTTGCTCAGAGAAGGTGATAGAACTATTCTATTAGACACATCAATTCTTTTTGCTAAAGAAAGAAATGAAAGTCCTCATTATAAGATTCATGGAAAACTTAAAATGGTTTTTAGAAACCTTTATAGTGGTACAACAGGATACCAACCACTAAAAAAGAATTTATATTTGGTGTATGATGATGGTAATAGATTTGATGGATTTTTACCATACAATGAATTTGCGTTTTTAAGAGATGATGTTGTAAGGGAAACTAATGACCCGACATCAACAAGTGTGTTATCGGCATTCACTCAAAATATTGTTATTACGGGTCAAACTGACCACATTGAAATAACCCCAATCACGGCACCATTCCATAATTGGAATATCTGTTTATCATATGTTTATTCAGGTGACTCGTCTCACCCGATGAAATACACGTTAAGTGGTAATACTGTTTATAGTTTTACTGCGGGTGATGGAATACCGTTTAGAGTTACAGAAAACAAATCATCGTACTTCTTAACGAGTCCTGTTGAACACGGTATTAGTAGGGGTGAGTATGTGGTGATTTCGGGTGGTACATTAAATAACACGGTACCACAATCCGGTAGAACATTCTCAGTTGTTTCGGTTGGAAGTGAATTATATAATTCTGAAAATTATGTGTTAGAAATTAGTAAATCTGAAATACCATCGGGCACCACATTATCGACGGTAGTTTTTGGTAAAAGATGTATTAATAGAAACAGATTAGATGAGACCATATCAACATACTATGT